TTTCAATCTTTTCTTTATATGGTTTCAACACTTCTATTTCTTCTTTCAACAAACTAATTTCTTCTCGTAATACACCAATCATATGTCCTGCTTCAGTCAATTCTGCTTCTTGTTGGCGTAACATGATAGCTGATTCTCTGTAGAGGATAATAGCTCTACCTGCGTGTTCAGTTTCTTTACCCAATAATCTAATACTTACACTTTCTAACTTATCCACAAGTTCATTTGCTGTCATTTTTCGTTCGCTTTGCTTAATTGTGTTTCAAAATCACCATCTTTCCAGTCCCAACCAAAGAAAAACTTGGTCATCTTTATATGGAACCAATTTGGTTTTTTGCAAACAAAAACATTTAAATCGCCACCAATAACCCAACAACCTGCTTTTGCTGGTGGGTGTGTAAAAACGTAATTCGTCATTTCTCACTCGCCTTTCTTAGTATTGCCAAATCTCTTGCAACCAAAAACTCATTTAAACGGTCTTGTAATTGTTCCATTTCAGCTTCTAATGCTACGGCTCTTCGATGTTGTTCTTCCGCAAAGTTTTGAATAAATCTATTTGCGTTTTTTAAATCTTCTATTTCTTGGGCTTGTTGGCGTAGCAAAGGTGCTACAAATTGTAGTGTTTCCCAACCAATTGATGTATGGTTTTGGTTCATTTGCTCAAGCCTGTTAATTAGGTCATTTAAAGTCATTTGTCACTCGCTTTCTTTAGTTCAGCATCAATCTCTTGACTAAAATCAGATAGCCTTTGTAGTGCTAGTTCTTTTTTCAACTGTCCAATATTTAACTGTAAATTGTTTGCATCAATGATTTGTTTAAGCATTGCTATTTCTTTGGCTTGTTGGCGTAGCATATCGGGTATTTCGTGAATAAGCCTATCATATTCCTCACCCCTGAACATTTTTGTTAATTCATCTGCTAGTTCATTTGCTGTCATTTCTTTATCCTCATTAAAACACTCTACTAATTCTTGAATAAGTTTTTCCCCAACTTTTGTTAATTTAGGCAAAGGAAAACATTCACGACAACCCCCTAAATAAATGCCATGTTTACATTTGCCGTAATGACTCATTTCTCAATCGCTTTCTTTAATATTGCTCTTGCAAATTCATGTTTATCAACAACCCAATTTTGTAAATCACAATATGGTTTTGCCACTTCTTCTATTTCCTCATCGCTTAGTTCACGCAACCCATCATATCTACCAATCAAGTAAGACCTTGTGTCTAAGGTTTCATTTTTTTCTTTAGCTTTATGAATACCATTCCAATAGCCAGTTGCGTAGATAGCAGAATCTCTATCTTCAGAATGTTCGTAAAGAGGAATACTCTCCCCATCTTCTAATTCAGCCCAAGTTATTGGTGGATGGTCATACAATGCAGTATAGTTAGGATGTTTTAACGCGGCAGAACTACACGTTGTAGTAAATTCAGGTTTATCAAAACCATCAATTTTTACCATCATGGCAACAGGTTTTTGACTAAAGAATGGCTTGGTGTAAAGGAATTCACCCTTCTTTCTTGTTTGCCAATCACTTCCTGAACCTGAGTCAATGTATCTATATCCATATCCATCAAAGTCATAACGCATTGCCACTGGTTCAATTGGGTGTGATTGGGTGTCAGAATGGGTGATGGCTAATTGCTTTAAATACAACTGACGAGTTTCTTCTAAGCGTTCTTTTAACTGTTCAATTTCTTGGGCTTGTTTGCGTAATACAAGAGCAGATTCAAACAATAATTTCCAATCATTTACAACATAACTATGCTCCATATCATTTGATACTTTTTCTAATTTATAAGCTAATTCATTTGTTGTCATTGCCCCCTCGCTTTCTTTAATAGTAATTTTGAATATTCATATACATTTTCAAAAAGTTCATCTTCAGGAGTTCTGCGTAATACCAACATAAAAGCAACTGACAGTTCTCGTATTGTTGCATCACTTAATTCACGCAAATCATGCTTTTGTATCAACTGATACTTTAAATCTTGTATGGCTACACGCAATTCAGCCAACTCTTTCATTTGTTCGTCTGTCATATTAACCCTTTACATTGTTTGATTACCTGTTGCGGTATATCGGGATGCCATCCGCCCATCAACATACGGCAGTCATATGCTATTTCTTTGCGTGCGAGTTCCGTTAAAAAAATGACGCACCCACAAATAAATAATGATGTTATTAATGCAAATGTTTTCATAGCAAGTCTTCCTTTTTATATTTTTTAAGCATTTTATGCTTTAACTTTCTCAAGGCATTGCGTTCAATTAAATCAACCTTACTGCGTGTTAAATTTAATTCAATAGCAACTTCTTCTTGAGTCATATATCGTTTTAATTCAGATAGTCTTTTTTCTGATTTTTCCATTTGTTCCTCAATATGGATAAGTTTCTACTGTTAACCAACCACGCTCGAACAGCATAGCTAACGTATCCTCATGAGCCTGTTCCCACATTTCTCTACGCTGTTCTTTGGTTAACTTATTCCCTTGGTCAATTTCATGATGGCATCTAAAACAAAGCGATGCTATAGCCCAATCGTGGGCTTTAATACCCTTACCCTTGCCGTGACGCAATTGGTTGCTATGACACGCTTGTGTTGAGCCTTCTAGCCCACAAATCATGCATGGTAATGTACAGACAGCTTTAAGAAGCTTTTCGTTCCTGTACATCATACGGTAGCTTTCATTTCCATGCGTGCTGTGGCTTCTTGGCTACGGTAAATGTCTATACGAGCTTGCGCAGCTACCATATGCCACCTTAGTTCTTCTTCAATCTTTACTGATTCCTTAATGCCTTCAAGCAACTCAGCATATTCAGGATGCGCCAATGCGTCACGCTCTTGACCTGCTAACGTCTTTTCATGGCTTTGTTTCATCAACAATGCGACTTTTGACTTGCGAAACTCTTCCAAATAAACACGCTCAGCTTTAGCCTTGCTGAATTTTCTAGCGTTGCGCAACAAAAAGTCTACTGCTTCATGTGGGTCAATAACACGTTCAGTCATGGATAATCCTTATTTGCATAGGTTTATGACCATCAGGAATTATTGGTGATGCATTACCGCCATCATTAAAAGTTGCATATGTATGTGCTTTCAATTGTTGAATTAATCCTGCGCATACGTTGTAATTTGCGGGTGACATTACCTTATCTTGATGGTTTTCAAATATTTTTTCAACTGCTTCTATTTGTTGAATTAACATATTCAAAATAGCGTGGTGAGTATCACGCTTACGTTGTTGCTCATCCCACTTTTGTACTAGATTCATCGGCTTCATTTAATTCTCCTAAACGAATTTTTAACATTCCCCCAAGTTCTTTAGCCCAATAAATGCGTAAATCAACGATTTGAGTATCGTCTTCATACACACCTGCATGAGCCAAAGCATCAAGGGTGGCTTTTAATAAATTATCTAAATCACGCCTACGCTTGTCAGGGCGATAGGCTTTGATGTCGACCCGTAAAGGCTTGGTGCTATGAAACACCTTGCCTTGTATTGTCATCAAATCCCCTACAATCTCACGGTATGCTCTACCCTTTTCAGATATAACCATGCGACTGTTCCACTTACGCCAATAAGTATTAACGGTAGGCGGAAAGGGTAATGTGATTTCAATCATTGCAATACCTGCGACGGAATACGATTGCGAATTAGCTTTGCAACATCACGAATAGCGGTACATAATTCACCATCTTCTTCTTTGTTAGCTTCTTCTTCCACAATCTTAGCGCAAGCTTCACGTTCCATCATGACTGCAGTTCGTGATGCTTCAATTGCCATAGCCATAATTTCTGCTTTAGCTGTGTTCAGCGCCACATCAAATTCCTCTTGCGTAAACAAGTTGATAGCGCTTGCTTGACCCATCAACCTACGTTGTAAATCGGACATTTCGCTCATTTCCAATCCTCCAATATTTCTAACAAATGTAACTTGAATTTGTTACGGTCAATCAGTAACCCAGGCTGATATTCGGTAATAAATTCTTTTACCCTATCAGAAGCATCTAACAACTTAGCCATTGGGTCAAGTGAATAATCCTTTTCATCAGGAAAAATATCCCCTGTCAAAGGTGCGTCTTGTCCTTTTTTGATGCGTTCAATTTCAGCGTCAACCATCTCATCAGGTACATGACGTTCTCCGATAAATAATGCTTCTTCTTCACGTGTTGCTTTTTTCCTAGCCATATCTTCTCCTATAAATAATGACGTAAATGCCCTTGAAACTTCTCCAAATACTGCTGACTGTTTTCATCAAACCACAATGGAAACCGTCCCTCCCACTCACCATTACGTTGCTTCTCACAACACAGCAACGCATCAAAATTACTCTCATCTACAACTCCGTTAGTCTGACGCTCTAATGCTTTGGCTTTATTGCGCCAAACTATAAACACATTATCCACTTGGTCAGTTATTGAGCCTGAACCTTTTAAATCAAACTTATTAGGTGCAGATTTTTCATCTTGTCCTTTACGAACGTGGTGTATCAAATGAATGTGCATACCTGTTTGATGCGCAATAGCACATAAAGAATTCACAAAATCCTTTTGACCGTTGTAATCATCCTCGCCTTTAACGCACTTCATTAACGAGTCAATGACTAAATGCTTTACACCTAATTCTTTTGATGCGTAGAAACACACGCCAATCATCGTATTGATGTCAACAATACCTTGATGCTCAAACAAGTACAAATGATTCTTTTTCCATGCAAGAAACTTATTAAGCTCTTCACTAGTCGGTATTTTTTTCCCGATTGCTTGCCTTGCCATGCGAGCCAAAGTAATTTCAGGACGCATCTCAAATGAAGCAATCAAACATTTCTGTCCTTGTTTGACCAACTCTAAAACAACCTGCCCAATCATCAATGACTTTCCGTGTCCGTTAACACCTGCCCATACGCTAACCTCAGATGGTCGTAATCCAATCTTTAAACCAAAGGTATCCCAAGGCAAAGTTGAACCTTTTTTGATTAAAGTGCCTTCATAATATTGCGCTACTTGTTCGGCATAAAATCCTTTTTCTTTAACCTTTTGCTTAGGTTCTGAATCAAACAAATACTGATTAAAATCAATATCATCGTTTTCAATAATAGCTATTTCTCTTTGCATCCTTAACGCATCAATAATTGACATCTTCTCTTCTCCATATATTTACTTGGTCATCCCAATCTACTGTAATCATCATTTTTGGTTCTGCTTTTGCAAGATTTGCCCACCATGCAAAGTATTTTTCAGGCGTAGTTTTTCCTCCATAATCAATAAGATGTACGACTAAATTTTTAATAAAAGTTAAATCCGCCTTCTCAGGGTCATCATCTTCTACCCAAACTTCGGGATGCTCAAGCCTTAAAAGAGCGTTCTCAGGGTCAAAATAGTCCGCTTGAGGGTAAGGGTACACACCCATGAAAATAAACAAGCCACGGGGCTTCTTTCCAAGCTTACGGAGGTCTATAACGGTCTTATGTCCTCGCATTAAACCCTCCACTCAGGAGGTAAATCTTTTTTGGACTTTGCCACCTTTGTTTCGTCTTTAGGGTAAACCGTCTTCCAACCATTAGCAATTGCAGTATCCAACAGCTTTTTAGAATCATGTCCGTCAGCAACCAAAGTTGTAAGTTGGTTAATAAACTTTGCCTGTGCTAAATCCGACATCGGTGCTTTGATAGATTTACGATGTTGAATCCATTCATCCCACATTTCTAAAGACAAAAATTTAGGGAGTTGAATACTACTCTTGGTTATTGGTTTATGGTTAGTGGTTAGGGTTTCTTGTGGGTTATTTTCAGAAACCGTTTGGGTTTCTCGTGGGTTATTTTTTAAGTTCTTGATTTTCCTAGGTCTTCCACCCAATTTTCCAACAATTTTGTTAGTTTCTGCCTTTTTTTGATACTTTTGTATCTCAGAATCACAGCGTGCATGAACAAACCCTTTTTCTGTTTTTACGAAAAACTCATCAAGCACTAACCGAACGCTATCCATATGCAAACCCAAACGTAACCGTCTAATAACCGATTGGGTTTCTAATGGAATTGGTTCTTCTGTATCGTAGTAAAAATTAATCAATTTAAAATAAATAGCTTCTTCTTCTAACGATAAATGGCTTGTTGCTAAATGCCAATCAGCAATATGGAATTTGTAATAATGCATATGCACCTTCATTAATTATTAAATAAATCAGGACGCATCATCGCTTTTGTTAGCCTTCCTTCTGAAAGGTCGCTAATCTTTTTTAAATGTTTAATTGGAATTTGTTTGCGAGCAACCCAATTGTAGACTGCTGTATTCCTTACATTCAAATGATTTGCAAGCGCATCAAGCGTTCCAAATTCAGCCTGTAAAACTAATTTCATATCCTTCATAATTCCTCCTTACAAAAAACTATATCACATATTTGTGAGTATAACAGATAAAAAATAAATAAATATTTTTATATAAATGTGTTGTATTGAATAATTTTATGTTATATTTTGAGTATAGCAATTTTGCTATTAGTTATTACTGTTAGTCAGTTAGGAGAATATTATGTCAGAAGAAGATTCACAAGAATTATCCATCATGTACCAAGAGCGTCAAAAACGCTTAGAAGAAGCAATTGAACGTGCTGAGCTAGGTCAGGCATCATCTGATGACTTTGACATCATACGCTTCGAATGCGGTCTTAAATCCCCATCACCAAGTCAAGAAGTGTCTGATGCAATAGACGCACACTTTGGTGATGTTTTTAAAAGTCTTAATAAACTCTCAATAAGGAAATAATATGGCAATTATTGCAAGCGCAAGCGGTGGTTCAGACTTTCAGTTACCACCTGCAGGAAACCACGTTGCTCGATGCTATCGTATCGTAGACATGGGTAGTCACAAAAACAAATATGAAAACGTCTTACGCAAGATTCTCATTACATGGGAACTACATGGGGAAGACGACGAAGGCAATCCGCTTACAACGGATGATGGCAAGCCTTTGGTTGTATCGTCTAACTACACGCTATCTCTATCTGAGAAAGCCACGCTACGGGCGCATTTAGAGTCTTGGCGCAATCGTGCTTTTACTTTAGATGAGTTGGCAGGATTTAACCTTGAGAACATCTTAAATCAGTATTGTATGGTGTCTATCAGCCATGATGCAGGCACGGCAGGAAAGACCTATGCAAACGTCAAGGCTGTGTCACCTGTGCCTTCTGTAATTAAGAAAGCGGGTTTACCTGAAGGTATCAATCCAATCTTTATGTTTTCTTTAGATGACTTTGACCAAGCTAAATTTGAAAAGTTATCTGATGGTTTAAAGAAAAAAATTATGGAGTCACCTGAATATAAAAAGGTTACTGCTTCCGCACCATCAAAACCATCAAAACAAGCTGATGATGGTTTTCCAAAGTCATTAAAAGAAATTGATGACGACATACCTTTTAACTAGAACGGGTCTATAATGGTTGTATTACTAGCACAGGAGTACAACATGATTCGTTCTAAAAAGTGTTTTAAGTGCAACATCGTCAAGCCATTAACAGAGTTTTATAAACACTTACAAATGGCTGACGGTCACGTCAACAAATGCAAGGAGTGCAACAAAAATGATGTCACAGCAAATAGAAATAAAAACATTGAAAAAGTTCGTGCTTATGACAAAGCACGAGGAAAAGAGCCAAAACGCATTAAGGCGGCAACAGAAATTACACGAGCATGGAGAGCGGAAGATTCTCGCAGGCATGTGGCTCATTCGCAAGTTGCTAGAGCCGTTCGTAATGGTACTTTGGTTCGACAACCATGCATCAAATGTGGAGAAGAAAAATCCGTCGCTCATCACGAGGATTACGACAAACCACTTGAAGTTATGTGGCTTTGCCAACCGTGCCATAAACAGCATCACAAACAATCATTAAATATTGGCTAAAAATGAATAAAGTTTACTTTGGCGATTGTCGAGAATCTTTAAAACAGATGAAGGAAGAGGGCGTGAAGGTACAAACCTGTATTACAAGTCCTCCCTACTACGGTCTTAGAGATTATGGGACTGCTACTTGGATGGGTGGTGATGAAAATTGCTCACACAAAAGAGATAGCAAGCATTCTGATAAAACAATTACAGGTCATGCTAATAAAGACCTTACTGTAGGTGACGCTATTTATAAAACCGTCTGCCCTAAATGTGGGGCTGTCAGAGAAGATTCTCAGATTGGTTTAGAGGAAAGTCCACAAGCGTATGTTGATGCGATTGTAAGTGTATTTGCAGGCGTTTGGGACGTTCTTTCTGACGACGGTACGTTATGGGTTAACCTTGGCGATTCTTATGCAGGAAGCAATGGTAATGGCTCTGTGGCACAGTCTTTTGGGCAGGATAAATTTGTTGAGTTTAAATCACCAACAAGTGGCAATGGAAGCGGTATTCGACCAAAGAATCTAATTGGTATTCCATGGCGTGTTGCGTTTGCACTTCAGGACTTTGGGTGGAATTTACGTCAAGATATTATTTGGCACAAACCAAATCCAATGCCTGAATCTGTAGAAGACCGTTGTACTAAATCACACGAGTACATTTTCTTGTTTAGCAAGAGTCAAAAGTATTATTTTGACAATAAATCGATTCAAGAACCTGCACAGTATTGGGGTGAGCGTGATAGAACCAATGGCAAGTACCACAATGAAGGAACAGGTCTGACGCCACATACAGGTCTTACAGGGAAGAAAAAAACCAACATACGCTTTGGTGGTAACAAGTATGGCGATAATGACGACCCATTGTATGCAACAAAAAGCGGTAATGAATCGGAGGCATCTGAATTTAGGAATAAGCGCTCTGTATGGACGGTCACTACTAAACCGTATAAAGGTGCGCATTTTGCTACGTTTCCTGAAGAACTTGTAGAGCCTATGGTACTTGCAGGAAGTAAGTTAGGCGATATTGTCCTTGACCCATTTTTTGGTAGCGGAACAACAGGGCAGGTAGCACAACACTTAGGTCGTAAATGGGTTGGATGTGAATTAAATAAAGATTATGAGGCGTTGCAGTTTGAGCGATTAAAACAACAATCATTAGAATTAATTTAAGGAAAATTATGATAGCAAAAGATAACGAACGTACTTCAGAAGGTGGACATTGGTATTGTAGAGAAACAGGCGCACCAATGTATACCATGATTGGGAAAAATGGAAAAGAGCGCAACACTACCCTAAGAGATGCAAGAGCAAACAATTTAGTGCCAAGCGTTTCAGGCGTAATAAAAATGATGCACTCTGAAGGCTTACTGCAATGGATGTTAAATGAAATGCTAATGTCAGCTTTAACGCTTCCAAAAATTGAGGGCGAGTCTTTAACTATATTTGCCGAGCGAGTTAAGCATGATTCAAAAGAAACTTCCCGTAAAGCTATGCAAAAAGGTACGGACATTCATACAAGTCTTCAAAAACATTTTGAGGGCAAATTTAATGTAGAACATCCAAATCATGTTAAGGCTGTAGTTAACGCTTTAAATAACCATTTTGGTGAGCGCCCTTGGGAAAGCGAACAGAAGATGCCAAATGGCAAATTTGGTTATGGCGGTAAAACTGACCTTATTGATTATTTAGGCAATGGAATAGTTGTTGATTTCAAATCTAAAGATACAAATGATATTGACAAGATGATTGCATTTGACGCACAGGGGATGCAGTTATCGGCTTACCGCATGGGTTTTAATGTTCCTAAAGCACGTTGTGCCAATGTTTATGTATCTGTCAATGAACCTGTTATTGTCAAGGTTATTGAATGGCGTGAAGAAGAACTACAAAGATGTTGGGGAATGTTTCAAGCCTGCCTTAGATTATGGCAATTGAAAAATAATTATGAATAATTAGGGTTTATCCCTATAAAATAAATTGCACAAATGGATAATTTCCTGTATAGTAGTAATTACTGCGACTTGCAGTTTTTTAGAAAAGGAGAAGTAAATGAACGCACCACTCAATATCAATGCTGTATCAGTAGACACACTCGGTTCTTTATTGGCTCAGATTGCCGATTTAACTAAGCAAGCTGACACCATCAAGGACATGATTAAAGACCAAGCTACATTACCAAATGGCGCAAAGGTTTATGAAGGTAATTTGTTTAAAGCAACTGTAGTTGAGCAAAACCGCTCTAACATCGATTACAAAGCATTATTCTCTGCATTAAACGTAACAGAAGAGATGATTGCACCGTTTGTTAGAACGACTGCTGTATTTGCTGTTAAGACAACCACACGATGAAAGGATGCCCCTACGGGGGCTTATGATGAAACCAACATTATGGGATTGGGCAGTAGCAACAATATTTGGTATAGGCTTTGGTTATTTTTTAGTAGTTTACTTTACAGGAGTTTAATATGAAAAGAAAAGAAACAAAAAAAGAAAATGTCATATGGCATCTTCGCACGCATAAAAGCATTACCTCATGGCAAGCCATTCAGAACTACGGTGTGACACGATTGGCAGCAATTATTTATAACTTAAAAGCCGAAGGTTGGGATATATTTACCACTAAAGAATCAGATGGTGATGCACATTGGGCTAAATACATTTTACTAAAGGATAGAAAATGACACCTGCTAAAATACTTGACCCATCACGGTTTGTTTGGATTCCGCCTGAAGCTACTAATGTTATGAAAACCTTTGAGCGCTTTGGATATGTTCGACCATCCAAAAATCCTTGGTTTCTTGAAAAATGGAGTTATTATAGAAAGTCTTATGAATATCCGAGCAAAAGCTAGAGAACTTGGTATACCCCCAACCACGCTTGAATACCGCATTAAGGCGGGTTGGGATGAATCTTTATGGGGTAAGAAGAAGCCAAACATTGATAAGGGCTACAAACGCTGTTCTGTGTGCCGTATCGTCAAGGCTGAGTTCTTATTCTACAAGCGTAAAACTCGTAACGGTTATCTCAGTCGTTGTAAACAATGCGCAAAAAAAGCCCCCTGAAGAGGGGGCAAACTTCTCACGATAGAAGACTCTATTGTTGCTGTGGAGCTTGCTGTTGCGGTTGTTGTTGCGGAGGTTGCTGTTGAGTTTGGGCTGTCCCATCCTTAACAGCTCTATCTCTCAAATAATCATGCAACATCATAGCAAACGGCGATGCAGTTGCTACCGTAGCTCCAATACCTTTTAAAATCGCTGTAGGAGGGCTTACGGCAGGTAACATAGATAATCCTGAACCAACAGCACCTGCGCCCGCAATTAAAGCCCCATATGGGTCATTATTTTGATAACGATTGTAAGCGTCCGTAGCTTCCATCGCTCCTGACCCCATAGCTAAAGCACCACCAAGCCTAGGTCCAATAGTTTCACCAATTGTTTTTCCAACCGAACCCAAACGGTTTCCAACCTCTTCAAGAGGACTAAGCATTTTTCCAACTAAAGTTTTTTCAGGTTCAGGTTTAGGCAATGCATTGTAATTGGGATATTTTTTTGCCATTTCATTTGCACGACGAACTGCTTTTGCTTGTTCATTCTGCCTATCCGCATATGTACGCCAATTCTGAATACTATCTTCTACAAAACGACCTGTTGGATTAAATGGCGTTTTTGTTTGTTTCGGCGACAATCCTGCTTCCATTAAACGCTGTAGCATTGGACCTGTTAATGCTCCTGTACCTGCACCAATTGCTGTGTTTATATATTTATCAATATTAGATGGCTCACCGATTGTGACCGTACCTTTTCTTTCAGGCTCATCATTAGGTAATAATGAAATATAGGGATTATTTTCAACGGACTGTTCTTGGTCAACAGGAACGTCTTTGTCAACTAAACTTATATAAGGATTTTTTTCTTCAGCCATTAGTCTAAGTCCTTAATTCCCATACGTTTTGCCGATGTCTTTGCTGCGAAATCTACTGCATCATTAAACTGTTTTTCCATCATTTTTACTTGCGGTGACATAATGTATTGCGTATATGTCATTGATGGCTTACTTGCATTAATCTTAGCAAAGTTTTCTGCTAAATCTTTTTGATATTGTCCTTCAATTTTGACACGGTTTGCAATATATTTTAAAAATTCTGCCGAGTTAGATGGTGTACCATAAACACTCTTAACCATCTTGTCTTCATAATTAGATACAGAACCTTTCATTTGCCCCGCTGTTTGAATAGCAATTTGATTTAACAAAGATTCAACCTTTTGAATTGCTAATTGCTGTCTTTCAGGCAAGGACTTTCTTACAGACTCTTCAATAGGAAATCCTGCTTGAAAGTTTCCAACTTTAATACCACTCTCTAAAAAGTTTGCAAAAGATTTTGCTAAAGTTGGATTTTGTCTTAATATACCAAACGCTTCTTCATTGCCTTTTACGGTGTTGTATAGCGTATTTCCAATAATAATTTGTTTATTAGCACTAGACATCAAATCAGGTACTTCATCTAATTTTTTATTAATACGTTCTACATCCGCAGCTTGGAATGCTTGTTGTTGTTTGATTGGAAATCCTGCGTATCTATCCGTACTTGCAACCTGTGTTCCTGCAGGACTAGGAGCAGATGGCGCAACAGGTTTGTATTGCGTAAATAAGTTTTTATCTTTGATGTATGGTTTAGGGTCAATTGGCTTTCCATTTTGCAATACGCCAAATTCTGTATGAGGACCTGTTACTGTTCCTGTGCGTCCTACTGTACCAATTGGATTATTCGGGTCAACTTTATCCCCTTCTTTTACATCTACATCACGCATATGAGCATAGTAAGACTGCAAACCATTACCATGGTCAATAACCACACGATTACCAAAACCGCCTTGGTTCTTTTCAACCTTCACGACTTTACCTGCATCCATTGGTACAACTCCAACGCCTTCAGGTTGCGCTAAATCGATTCCTGCATGGAATTGCGGTGTTTTACCATCTACAGGATTAACACGATTTCCAAAATCGCTTGTTATAGTCATTGGTTTTGGTGGAGGATATACAGGTTGTTCAGTAGTTTGTGCTGTAGGTTGTGCTGTAGTTGCAACAGGTTGTTGATTGGATTTATTAGAATTTTTTTGCAATAAATCTTTTGTTGCTTGTGGAAGCATATCAAAAGCTTGTTGACCATTTTCAATAATGAATTTTGCTACATCCATTCCTTTGGAAGCTAGTTCAGAATTTAATTTAACGGTTTCTCTACCTTGAGTTGCTAATTTGTCAGCCATTTCAAACATTTTGCCAAATTCTGTTTTTGCTGAAGAACCTGACGGTGCAAGCGCATATAACTTACTCAAAGTTGCCATATCTGTTGAAGACGGTGGCTCTCCGTTATTAATAGACGTATTAATTTTGTCTAAAAAACCTGTTTGGTTATATTGTTGCATTAACTGATTGCCTTGCATTTCTTGGGCAGTTTTAAGCGTTTGAGCGCCCAATGCTGAACGCATTTGTGCCAATGAAGGTATTTTGTTTTCTAATTCTTTTTGTTGATTTGCGTACTCTTCACTAAAATTTGATGCACTTTCAGCTAAAGAACCTGTACGAGTTGGCTTACCGAACGCGGCTAATGCTTGCCAAATATCAGGCTTTTTGTTCATTTGTTGCGCAAGAATATCATCCAAATTCTGTTGGCTTGTTAACAACTTGCCTTGAATTTGATTAATATCTAAATTTGAATTAGGAGTTGTTGAACTTGTATCGTTATTATTTGTAGGAAGCGCCATGATTTATTCCTTAATCTTGTGTAAAGAATGTTTGTGGGTCAACAGCATTACCTGATGGGTCAAGAATTTGTCCATTAAATCCTACTGTATAACCTGAATCTCCACTCATAATTTGATTACCACTTGAATCAAGAATATTTCCTGACTCATCAGTAGAAAATTGTTGGTTAGGATTAAAATCATTTTTTGTTAAATTAGCATAATCAATGGTATCACTACCCGAAGTTAATTTATCTAAGAATGAGCCTAAAACGCCTGCAGTACCAGGGGTATATCCTGCTTGTCCTTTTGTTCCTGTAGCTTTAGTACCAAATAAATAATTGCTTAAAGCGCCACTTGAACCACCAAGCGCTGTACCTGCAGAACCTGCCAAACTTAATATATTTGCTAAATTAGACAATCCCATTTGTCCTGATGTTGCAGGTGCAGTTGTTGAAGTGCTTGTACTTGTTGGAATACTATAATTCTTTAACAATGTAGATTCATTAGCTAACTGTTGCATAGGGAATAACTGCTCATTTTGCGCTATCGTTTGCTTTTGAGCGCCCAAAGTTGCTAAATTATTAACATCTTGTGTACCTAAACCTGCAGTTGTCGTAGCTAAATTACCCATCGCCTGACCTGCTGCGAGTTTATTTGCCATGTCAGTTTGCAAAGCTTGTGCTTGAGCTTGTGTTAAACCTAATTCAGCATTTGCAATCGTATCACCTAAAGCGGTTGCCCCACGGCTCGAACCAAATTGTCCTGAACCAACTAAACCTGCGGTTGCTTGTGGCGCTAAATTACGTGCAATATTTGCTTGTCCAACATCACCAACTGCTTGTGCAAGATTAGAGTTTCCTACTTGACTAATGTAATTTTCTGCACTTGTAAGGTCGGGTTTGTAATTTCCAACGTTTTGCGCTACTTGATTAAAAGCTTGATTTTGTAAATCAGTTGCACCTACATACTGTGCATTTTGAGCTGCGTTTTGACCTTGTGTAGATATTTGATTTAAAAAATCTGTATACCATGATGGCGTGCCTGTCACATTAGTTGCTGTACTTGTTACTAAAGGATTTGTACCGCCTTGTGTTGCAGTCGCTCCTGCTCCACCTGCAGTTTGTCCCGTACCTGGGGCGGCAACACTACTTGTTGTTGTATTTCCTGTAGGCAAAGCACCTAAAATAGGTTGACTACTTGTAAGTGTTGGATTGACAGATGTCAAAGCACCTGTTGTATTTTGAGTTAACGCACTTGAATCAGCCATTATTTTTCTCCTCTATGACGTTTAAGAGCTTCTCGCATATACATTAAAGGTGATGCCTTTGGTGGTATTTTATCATTCGGTGCGCTACGTTTATGCTCTCTTAATGCTTCTCTAAAATGGTCAAGAAGTTTAGCTCCTGCATCACTAGAGCCATTACCCAACTGAGCAACAGTATCAGCGTCAAATACATATTCACCGTCTGCCAACATAGCAGGAATATCATCAGATTGTCCATCGCCTTTACCTTTAACATAATGTCCTGTTGCTCCTGTAATAAATTCAGGACGATGCATTTGTGTTAATGCTCCACCTTTTTTAAAAGTTGGAATAGTAGGTTCTTGCGGTTGGTCTAATGTAGTTTGTTGCTGTTGATTAGGCGGTGGTTCTGTTGCTTTGCTTATCTGTTCCTGCTCGCTTGGAACAGTTTCTTGTGAATTAACCATTTGTAACAAACCAAGCTTTTTTAAGAGCGCAGGTTTGATTGAATTATATTGGGGATATTGTTGAACGTCCATTTGTTTTAAACTCTCCAAAATTTGTGGTGCAGGTGTACTTGCACCTGTTCCTGATAAAAATGTTGCTGTAGCTACTAATGGACTAGGATTAACGCTACCTGTGGTAGAATTTACACCCCCACTTAAAGGAATTGTACCACCACCTGTTGTAGTTGTGCCACCTGTAGTTGTAGTAGTTCCACCTGTTGTGGTAGTTCCTCCACCGCCCGTAGTTGTTGTTCCACCACCGCCTGTGGTTGTTGTTCCACCCGTACCTCCTGTACCACCTGTACCGCCTGTTCCTCCTGATGTGCCACCTGTACCTCCCGATGTTCCACCCGTACCTCCTGTACCTCCCGTACCACTTGTTCCACCTGCACCACCTGTGCCACCCGTACCACCTGAAGTATTGCCTGTGCCGCCTGTATTGCCTGTACCTCCCGAAGTTCCTCCTGTACCACCTGTTCCGCCTGAAGTACCACCCGTTCCACCCGCTCCACCTGATGTTCCTCCCGTACCACCTGTTCCGCCTGAAGTACCACCCGTTCCGCTTGAAGTACCGCCCGTTCCGCCTGTACCACCCGAATTTCCTCCTGTACCTCCCGAGCCTGTTCCGCCTGAACCTGTTCCTCCTGTTCCACCTGTATTGGTGTTGTTTTGAAGTTGATTAAATAAATCAAGGAAAGTTTTATATTTGCTTTCTTCGTCAGGATTAGTGTTTACATCGGATGGAAGATTTTTTTGCAAAGCCTGCATTTGTTCTTCGCTTAACCCGCTTAATTGGTCTTTTGACAACGACCCAATTTGTTCAGAAGTTAAATTAGATAACTCCTCAGGCTTCATTGAAGCGATATCTTCAGGTGAATATGTCGAAAAATCAATCTTACCAATTGGTGTATATGGGACACTACTTTGCGCCGAATATGTTCCGTCAGGATTAATTGTGTATGAACCCGCCGCGTCACCAGTTTTTGGTAAATTTTCTCCAACAAAAACAACGCCAGAGTTTATGATTTGATTTGGGTTGTCTTTGTTGACAACTTTATAGTAACCGTTACCCAAATCAACGTATTGTCCCTGCACCGTATGTGTACCCACATACTGGTAATTGTTGTAATCGCTTGGTGTAATAATGTTCCCTTGCGGGCCAAGGTAACCGGTTGAGCCATCTGCTAAGGTTATTTTGTCGCCTACTTGGTATTGGTCACCTTGGGGCTGGTCACCAAGTTTAAATGTTGATGGCGTAAAGTTTGAAAAGTATTGATTGATAACTGCTTGAGCATCTGTAGCAGATGGAGAATTACCTTTCTCATCTTTTAATGCAAGTAATGCGTTATACATTTGCTGTGGATTATCACCAAGATTAGATAACGCTATCATATTATCTTGCGTTGATTTTCCGTTTGCATCTGTATATTGCGATAAAGTGTTCCAATCCTCACCGTTTGATATATTAAATTTTTGTGCTGTATAAAAATCTTTAGATGAATCAAATCCGTTTGCTTGTGCGGTTCTTGCGTCGGCTGTGGAGTTATACCCTAACTGTGTAGCTATGGCAGGATTATATTGTGCAGTCTGTAATGCAGAAGCCCACTTAATTGGGTCAGTAAAGCCCGCATCCTGTGCCGACAATAAATCCGAATAACTTTTAAATCCTTTATCATTTGCATACTGATTAACGGTATTATCACCCATTGCTTTTGCATCATAAAAAACTTTTGCATCAGAAAATCCACCATTTACATAAGTTTTGTAATCAGAAGCATTTGCAATTCCTGCTTTTGTAGCATCGGCAAACGTTTGTGCTTGAGTAAATCCTTCATCTGTTGCTTTTTTATAAGTAGCGTAATCATTAAAATTACCTGCCACAGCATTTTGGTAATCAGCATTGCTGTTAAAACCCATACCTGATGCTTTTGTAAACGTTGCTAAATCAGAAAACCCTTTATCTGATGCATTATGGTATGTATTTGCATCACTAAATCCTCCTGCAACCGCTTTATCATACGTATTGCTATCCGTAAATCCTTCTTTATTTGCTGTGGTATAAGTATTAAAATCTGTAAAACCTTGTCCTGTAGCCTTAGAATACGTTGAATAATCATTAAATCCGTTATTAATAGCAGTTGTATAGGTTTTTTCGTCAGGAAATCCTAATTGATTTGCAGTATCGTAAGTTTTAAAATCCGTAAAGCCCTCTTTTGTGGCGGTATTGTACGTGTTGTAATCTGTAAATCCGCTATTAGTTGCCGTATTGTAAGTTTTGTAATCAGGATATCCTTCATCGCTTGCTTTTGAATAAGTTGCTTCATCAGGATAACCCAAAGATATTGCCGAACTATAAGTCTTAGAATCCGAAAAACCTTTATTCGTTGCATCTGTATATGTCGAATAATCTGAAAATCCTGCATTAGACGCTTTGTTATACGATGCATCGTCAGGAAATCCTTCTTTTGACGCTGTTGCATATGTTTTTGCATCAGGAAATCCTTCGGCTTCTGCTTTTACATATGTTGCATTGTCGGTATAGCCTTTAGCTGTTGCATCATCATAAGACGCTTTTGTTGTAAATCCCGCATTAAAAGCAGGCTCATATTCTTTATAATCAGCAAATCCACCATCAACTCCTTTTTTATAAGTTGACGCATCAGGATAGCCATCTTTTGTTGCAGTTTGATAATCTTCGGCATTTGTAAAGCCTTTTGCTGTTGCATCTTGATAAGTTGTAGCATTATCAAAACCTTCTTTTGTTGCAGTTTCATATGTTTTAGAATCATTAAATCCTTTAGTGCTTGCATCTTCAAAGCTTGTATTATCATTAAATCCTTCTTTTAAGGCTTGAGAATAGGTTTTGTAGTCTGAGAATCCGCCTTGTGACCCTTTAGCATAAGTATCTTCGTTTGGGTAACCTTCATTTAAAGCAGTTGTATAACTTTTTGCATCCGTAAAACCTTTTGTAAGTGCATCTTGATAAGTTTTGTTATCATCAAAACCACCATCTATTGCTTTTTTATAATTTGTTTCGTCAGAAAATCCTTTTGTTAAAGCATCATCATAAGTAGCAGAGTTTGTAAAACCCATGTCTGAAGCTTTACTATAAGTTGCATAATCTGTAAATCCGCCAATAGAACCTTTGGAATACGAATTAGCGTCAGGATAGCCCTCTTTTAACGCAGTTTGATACGATGTAGCGTCAGTAAATCCTTTAGATACTGCATCGTTATAAGTTGTAGCATTTGTAAATCCTGCATCAGTTGCCGTTTTATACGATTGATAATTATCAAACCCATCTGTTTTAGCGGTATCGTAAACAGCTTTGTCAGAAAAACCGTTTGCAGTTGCTGTATCGTATTCTTTGGCGTCTGTAAAACCTTTCAACGATGCATCTTTGAAGTTTGTAGCATCTGTTGAACTAAACCCCTCTGATACGGCTTGATTCATTTCTTTTACATCGGCATAACCTGCAGATTGAGCCGATTGTTGTGCCATCTGACTTGCAACAATAGCTGAGGTCTGTGTTGCTAAATTGGCAGAATCTTTACTTAAATCTGTTGCATTTGACGTAATCGTATCTGATAAAGTTTTTGCTTGAGTAGCAATATCTTGTAGTTGCGATACATAAGCATTATATTTATCTGTTGCGGAGTTTAAATCACTAATTGTTTGGTTATAAGAGTTTAGATTGGTATTGTAAGCAGAAACATTACTATCTAATGTATTAATAGCAGATGTAGCAGTACTAGCCGCCGAATTAACATCATTTGCAATATTGTCAATAACAGGTATGCCACCACGGATTGAACTTGCATCACGTGTAATTGCCCAAGCGGGCCCATAAAGATTATTATTCCAAGAATAAGGTCCAAAAATAACCTGTCCCGCATAAGATGTATTAGTAACTCCACGCCCTAATGACTGAGCATATGCCGTAAAATTATTGTAATGGTCAAGATTTGTGTTGTAAGCACTAATATCATCTTGAGCAGTTTTTTCTAATGGTTGTATAGAAGCAAATGCATCAGATAATGATTTATATGCATCCGATGCCGTACTTTTTAAAGTTTCAACTGTATTTGTATAAAAATCATTTGCAGTTTTTTGTAAATCGCTAAATGTAGAATTTAATGATATTAATGTGTCACTATCTTTAGAAATGTTTGCGTATTCTGTTTTTACAGTACTTGCTAATGCCGACAACCCTGAAGCAGATAATGTACCAACGGTAGCATTTGTTACTGCACCAACAATGCTATTACCATTTAATATGGCGGTCATAGCAGCGTTGACATTGTTTGTAATTAATTTACCATCAAGATTGTTTGCATTGATACCATAATCTTTTAATTGGCTTGTTACTAATCCCGATACGCCACCTGCAAAACCTGCATTTAAAACGTCTGTTAAATTACCGCCTTTCAAAGCAACTACCGATGCAGGTGCTGAAGCACTTGTAACAATGGTTTGTACTGTTTTTGCTAAATCTGCAACATCTGAAGGAGATAAATTATATCCTGCAACATTTCCTCCTTCAGGTAAAACGTCAGTAATCGTATTACCAACATATGCACCAATCAAGTTTCCCGCTTCAGCGCCCGCAAAAGATGTGGCTAAATTAATTGCTATCGTATTTAAACTACCACCGTTAGCGGCAGAAATTGCCGCCGCGGCTACAGGATATGGAACTCCTGTTGCTGTTAAAGCAATTGTTTCAATCGTAGGTAAAGGATTTGCTAAAATTGATTTACCGACATTTACCACATCAGTAATTGCTGTTGATGCTAAATTGACAACTCCTGAGCCAATATTAGAAAACGTGTCAACAATGTCGTCCCAAAGACTCATTACAACTCCAACAAGTAATGATTATTGTTAACGCCTTTAATGTTGTAACCTTTGTCTTGAAGATGATGCATGACTGTAATAGAGTTGGACTCCATATACACTTTTTCATAATTACATTTTTTTAAAGCTTTTAAAAAGCCATAAAAATTTTGCATCATATTATCTTTTGTATCGCCATTTAAAACAGCTATTTCACAAACTGCTTTTTCAATAATATGAACTAAAAACAAAGTATTGCCTTCACGCATTAAACGATACGTATTAGTAGACAAAAGCTTATGTAGACCTGCATAGGTTTGCTTGTATTTGCTATTACCAACAGCTTTTTTAACAATATCTTGTGTTGTCAATCGGTGCATTTAATAATTCGCATTCGTATATACAATATTCATAAAACCACATAAGCTTGATGCCCATTCTTGCCATGTATTAAAATTTCTATGGTCAGGTACGCCATTTTGTACAAAATAACCAATACCTTGCATTCCATCCGCCCACAAACGCCAATGTTCTTCAGGTATTGTCCCCAATTGATTACTTGCAAATTGTTCAGCCATAAGGGAACACCAATAATCCCAAGTCATATTACGAGGGTCAAAGGTTATCATGGATTACCTGTGCCACGAACATCGCCAATATCGGCGTGTACTAATACATTACCCATTTGATAATCACCACCAAAAGTATTGCTTTCAAACCGCATACGCATTTCACGGTATTGTTCTTTCATATCAATTTTTAAGGTGTTTTGGTCATATACATAAGGCGATAGTTGACTTGTGACAATTTGTTCATCCGCATAGCCTTTACCTTTAATATATAAGCTCATAGAGCCGTTTTGTACAAAATCAGGCTCAACCCTTTCAACACGAATCCAAGCGTTATCTCCTGACGCCTGAGGGTTACCTATACCGCCATTTACCCATCCTAATGAATTTGTTTCTATATAAGATGGAACTGCATCTACGTTTGTATTAATAATTGAATCTTTTCCTGTTTCATGTTGCCATAAAACGTAGCTTGGTTTTGTAAATAAAGATACTGTTAATCCTGTTCCTGCTGATGGTGGTCGTGCAGTTGTTGTTGTTACACCTGAAGGGGCTACTGAATAATTTCCGCCATTAATTAGCGTTAAAGTTAAAACAGTTGAACCACTAACGGTAGCTACTCGACAAATAGCGCCCGCACCTTGCCCGTTAATGCTTACAAAGTCACCTACAGCGTATCCTGAACCACCATTAACAACAAGTACTTGAGTCACACTATAAGAAGACGAAGTATTATCTGCCCATATTGGATATCTGAAAACTTCTGTAAATATACCCGCACTACGGTTTGCACCCATTGCAAAACCTGCATCATACCAAGTTTGCTCACGTACATTATAAATAATAGCGTTATTACATTCTGTTGCATTACCTGATGGATAAAACCACCATATTTCGCCATATCTTGGAATTTTACTGACCCAAACCTTTTGACGCTGAAAGTAATTTAAATTATCAAAAAAGTAGTTTTGATTGATACTATTCGGTATTTCTTGAACAACACCGTTATACATCAAGAATCTATCCGTACCGCACCAATAATAAATGCCATCATATTCAATAACACATTGACTTGACATAATCGATGTCTGCGTAGAAATAATGTCATAACGCCAATAAATAGTTGATGTGCCTACGTTTTGTGGCGCATAGGTAACACGTGTTAATTGGTCAGTACTCCAAAACAAGCCCGCAGGTGATGTTGTACCACCCCTTAGTGGCATTCCTTTTACAACTTTTGTACCTGATACGTTATTTTGGTTTGCGTCAGCACCAATCCAATTATTAAGATTGCCTGCACTATTATTTTGTATTAAGCCATTATTGCCATACACGAAAGTATAAGGATATAACACGCATACGCCACCTGACACGCTAATATTATTGTCATAAGTAAGTGTCACACTTCCTGTTGCAGTAGCATTGTTTGTCATAATTACATTTTGGAAAGTACCTAATGTAAATGTTAAGCCCGTTGTGGGCGCTACAATAGTTGTTACAGCACTACCACCTTGCGTTGCAGACAATGTAAATGTACTAGCATTATCAGTTGCAATAATGTAGTAATTCGGTGAACTTGTTGTATTAACAGGAATACCTATACTTTGAGATACTGTAAAAGTCAAACCTGTTAATGGCGCAACTATAGTAGATAAAGCTGAACCACCTGATGTTGCAGATAATGTAAATGTCGATGTGCCATTGGTTGCAATAACATAATATGTTGTGGGAGGACTAATTCCTGCATACTGAACTGTCTGAAATGATAATCCTGTGGTTGAGCCATAAGTCGCACTTAGTGGCGTTCCACCTTTTATATTAGACAAACTAAATGTTGATGTCCCGTTTGTCGCAACAATATAATAAATAGTACCTGAAGTTAATCCCGTTCCTAATGCCCCAACAAAATTTAAGCCCGATAGACTTGTAATAACAGTAGTAATAGCAGGTCCATTTTGTGTTGCAGATAAAGTGAATGTAGACGTCCCGTTTGTTGCAGTAATGTAATACGTTGTATTAGAATACACGCCACTATATAAAGTTGCTTGAAAAACTAATCCTGTAGTAGTACCTGCTGTTGTTGTAATTGCTGTTCCGTTGTACGTTGCAGATAATGTAAATGACGTTGTACCATTAGTAGAAATAATGTAATAAATTTGATTAGAATTAATACCTGTTTCTGAACCCGTTAGAGTTCCTGTAACAATAACAGGTTGACCAATATATAAACCTGTTGTTGCTGTACAAGAACATTGTCCTGCAGTTCCTGTAACCGCTACTCCTGAAATAGTAGATAACGACTGAGTTCCTGTAACAGTAATAGGCATACCTACATATAGACCTGAGGTTGATGCACAAGAAAACTGTCCTGAATTGCTTGTAACAGTTACTGAAGAAAGAGATGTTGTTTGAAATGCCCCACTAACATAAACTGTTTGGTCAACCGCTAAACCAACAGTTGAAGTACATGAGAATGTACCACTTGAACCTGTAATAGCAACACTAGATAACGAATAGGGAGTAAATGAACCTCCTACAGTAACAGACTGTCCTACATACAATCCTGTAGTTGGCGTACATGAAAATGTTCCACTTGTTCCTGTAACCGTAACAGAAGATAAAGAAGATGTGCCTAGTGAGCCACTAATGGATACAGTTTGACCTACAAACAATCCTGATGTTGTTGATGCTGAAAACGTTCCGCTTGTACTTGTAACTGCAACAGAACTTAAAAGTTGCGTTGAAGTAACAGTAGATGACTCAATGGTTGTACTAGCAGGAATTCCTGTACCTGAAACAGATAATCCTGCGCCAATTGCATAGTTTGGAGGACTTATTGTTAAGTTAGGCAAACCATTTGTTGTAATTGTGGTATTTGTAAACACGCCAACTTTGGTCATATCCCCATAAGGAAACGTACCCGTCATTACAGGAGTATTAATTGAGTTATCAATATTTAATAGATTTTGCCCAGGGTGTCCTAGAACTTGTAGTTGACCTGTGCCATTTGGGTCAAATACCAAATCCCATTGCCATAAATTGTTGACATTAGAAGAGAAAGCATTTGACATATTTAATACAGTTGGACCTGAGCCTTGTGCGTTGTAATCGTTGGTTTGCCAACCTAAAACGCCATCACTTTGTCCACTATAAATATAGTTCAAACCATTAATCGCTTGCATAATTAAGCCACGACTAATATCTGTAGCGTTTTGGAATAATGCGTTATATCCGCCAATCTTTCTTGGCAATCCACGTTGAAATCTTACCCATAGTCCGTCTACATATCTTGGAGATGCAAAATTTGTTCCATCACGCTGAATACCAGGCTTGATGGTCATTAAAGTAAATACTTTAGAGGTCATTAAAACGCTCCTGCGTAAATGCCTGATGTAAACGTTCCTGTTGTTCCTGAAACAGCTCCTGTAAATGCACCTACTCCTGTTACATTTAATCCGCTTGAACTAAAATAAGCCTGCTGTACGTTCGATACAACAATACCTAATTGACCCGATGATGGCAAAAATAAACCTGTATTTGCATCACCCACAAACTTGAGTGACGGTACAGATGTAGAGCCATTACCTAAGGTTAATGATGTAATCGATGATGTAGAACCCGAAGCCGCGTTATAAACGTTTGTTCCATCACAAATCAATACCAAAGATGTACTTTGCGCTACAGAAACCGTAGCTCCACCGCCTGCACTTGTTTTAACCGTTAAAGTATAAGAACCTGTCGTATTATTGGTTACCGTATACAGTTGTACTGTTTGCGGTACAACAATAATGGCATTACTTGTTAATGAACCTGTATAAATTTGAATGGTATTTTGCGCTTGAGCTGAAGTCAGTACAGTTGTTCCACCTGTTAAGGATAAAGCTAACTCTGTATAGGCAAATTGATTAGAACGTCCGTATCCAAAGGTATACCAACCGCCTGAACCATATGAAACAAGAACAATCGATTCTGTCAGTTGTAATTGTTGATTAGAGTTGCCATCAATTGTGTCTGTACCATTTGGTGTAATAGTTAATATGCCCGCACCATCGTTTTTAACTATCGTAAACCAATTTGCTCCAACACTTGATGCAGACGGTAAATTAACCGTTCCTGCACCCCCTGTCCATACATTCATTTGCGCACGAGCATTTGAAGTTAAAGTCGTATTAGAGCTAAATGTAGAAACTAAATACTGTTGATTTAAAGTGGTATTAATCGCAACTAAACCATATCCTGCTAATGCAGATGCGCTAGTTGAAGCCGTTGAACCACCAAATAATACGTAATTCCATGTACCTGCAGTTGTTGTATTATTGGTTACATAGATGTAATACGACAATCCTGAAGGGATTGTAATAATCGTTGGATACGGAGCTGACGTATTATATTGAACAACTGTAAAAGAATACGTTCCAATGTTGCGGATAATCATTGCTTGACCTTGCGCTACTTGAGTAGCAGGTGGCATGATTAGATTAACAATATTTGTATTGGTATTCGTTACCTCAATAATATTGGCGGTAACTTGATTTTGATTGTTACCATTAATTGACCATTGTAATGTCGTATCTGCATTAATCGTCAACGATTCATAAGATGTTGAACTTGGCGATACGGTTTGACCTGTAAATGGATTGGTATACGTTGGATTCGTCATAGTTAACTTTCAATAGCCATAGCTTGTCTGTCAGCAATACGCAATTGGTCTTCTTGTTTTAAGCTTTGCATTGCTTCTTGATATTTCTGTTCAAAAATTTGCCGTTGGTCATTTTTTACAAACAATATAGCTTGTAATAAAGTTCCATACAACATGGCATTTGGTGCATTTTGTGTCAACCAATTGGTTTGATTGTCGTTAGATAATGGTGCAAGTCGCTCGTAATACAATACCTCAAAGGTGTAATTTGTATCAGGCGTCGGGGCAACAATCCAATTATCATAGTTGTAATCCGCATAATATAGCGGTGTGCCTGTCGTTGTAGAGCTTGGCGCATATTGACGCAAATATTCATATTTACGTAAGAAAATAGGCTGAATTTGCCCGCCTGTAGTTAAATTCATACTAACCGTTTTGCGCCATCTTGCAGGCTTAGGAATAACGGGATTACCTGTAACCATGGTTGACTCAACTACTTGCAACTGTCCTAAAGTTTTAATTTGCTGAGCAATTTCAAACTCAGCCAACATGATAAATTCAGGGATTTGATTTGTTACGGCAGAATCATTACGCTCTAGATATTGTTGAATATCAAGAATAAGAGAGTTATACGTCATTGCCGACGCAGATGTATTTGTGGGCGTAGTTTGAGCTGCCATAATTTTCCTTAGTTATGCCAACCGTTTATCCCAAACAGTTTATTGTATTTTAATACGATTTTGCTTATGCAAGCATACTTTCTGCACTTGTTTTTACTTCTGCAACACGATTCAACCATCCCTTACCAAAGGTTGGGAATGTTGGTAGCGATTTATAAAAATTAGTCTTTTGCACGGAAAAGTTTTCTAAAATAGAACGTGCATTCGCCTTTTGAACTTCTTGTAGCGTTCCGCTCCCAATAACGCCGTCAGCAGGCACTCCAACGGCTTCTTGTAGTAGTTTACTAGCCCTACCAACGCCCATGTTAACAGAAGCATCAAAAGTGGCATAATCGACACCACTAGGAAGCTCGTCACCATGTACTTTATCCCAATATAATTGCTTGTAAAGGTCGTGAACATCTTGGTCGCTTATATTCCTTAAATCATCTTTAGTTAAATGTGGGTTACGCTTCCATTCCTTAAATACAGCAAACGTAATCCCTTTCATAGTAGCCCCCCCTGGGTCTTGAGGGTTGTCACTCCAACCTCCCTCACTTTTTAATACATGAGCTAATGCTGTTTGATAGTTATCCTTCATCTTTTTCACCTATCTTAATGCCTGTAATCAAACCAATAAATCCTCCAACAATCGTTTGGAAAGCAGGTCCAATAATCTCAAAAACTTTTGTATCATCTACATTTGGGTCAATTACAGCAAATCCAAACATTAACAACATGGCAATAATGACACAAACAAGTGACCATGAAGCAATCAACATTACGTGGTCTTTAGTATTCATTTGCTTGCTACTCCTTGTACCTTTTCAAATGTTCTTAATCCGCCCATACCTAACATACCCATCATAAGTTGCCACAAATTGTCATCCAATCCAACTAATGGTGGTACTTGGATTCCAAAAGCAGGTAATAAACTTGATGCTAATGGCTTTAATAAATATTGGTAGAACAATGCCAACGCACATACCCAACCAATCGCAGGTCGCCATCCCGATACAAATAATGATGCACTTTTTGCTTCTTCCTTATTAATGTCTGTTTGAGCGGTCATGGTTGCTAAATCACCCGATTGTTGTAATTTTAACAACTCAAGCTTTGCATTTGCTTGCTGTTCAGGGTCAGGAAAAATGCGTGTAATAAGCGTATTGCCTAAATCTAACGCAGCAGAAATGGGGTCAAGTGCCATATCAATCCTTTAGAAGAATAATTAACATCATACAAATTAATGCCATCATTGTCCACCATTTAAACAGTTCATCATCCACGGACAATATCTTTCTTTGTTCGAACAATTACTTTATGCTCCACAGGAAACTTTACTTTAGGTTTCTTATGTAACTTTTCTTCAAAATGCAAATAAACCACATATGCCCAAATTAACAATTCAACCAAATAAACAACAAACCAATAGGTTGCCCATGTCATACTAAATTAAAGTAAAACAGCAAACACGTGATAATAAAGGCAGCGAACCAACAATAAAACTGCACCCTTCTTACATCTTCAAGTTTATGCCCGTAATACTTTTTACTTTCCTGATGTTCCTTCTCTACTACCGCTTTTAACTCTAAAACTTTTGACCATTCTTTTGCACCATATTTAGCTTTAAACTCTTTTTCAGCTTCATTCTCAGCTTGAATGATGGCACTTTGATTTTTATACTCTTGGATTGCTCTATATATCATAGAGTTTTCCATCGACTCTTCGTGAATCTTATGTTTCTTTCTTGCTTCTAATTCTTGTAACGCAACTTCTGTTCCATCTCGTTGGATGTTTTCAATACTTTTGGTTAATTTCTTCCCAGCCTCCCGACTTTGCTCAAGGCTATCTGCTAAAGACTTTGCTCCTTCGGCAATCGGGTTAATATCAGGCATTTCATTTGAATAAGTGTTTTACCGTTTCAACTAAAAAATCTTTACCAAAAAAGATAGATACAATCACCGCATATAACAAATATTCAATACGTTCCATGCGCTTAGTACCCTTCGCAAAGGATTCTAAAATAGCGTTATAGCGTTCTTCGCAAATTTTTTCATGCGTTATAAAATTGGCTTCTATTTCAGTATATTTTAATTCGGACATGATGGATGATATTTTTTCTTTGCTGTTAAATAAGCGTTATGAGCATCTAACGCCGTTATAAAATAACCTAAATGTTTTTTCTTTCCGTTTATATTTATGTGTGCGGAATATTTTTTTCCTGCTTTGTAATATGAAACACCCATATATCCTGTTGTATTATGATTAGGCAATTTTTTTATATTATGACAATTTTCTTGTTGAGTTACTTCCCTTAAATTACTTAATCTATTATCAAGACCATTACCATTAATATGGTCAATAATTTTAGGCATATAGCCGTAAGTTAAAAACCATGCCAATCTATGTCCTCTTGTTTTTTTCCCAAAAACATTTATTTCCAAATATCTTCCATTGTTGTACCCAACTTTTTCACCCATTTTTTTTGACCCTGACGTTTTTAAACGTAAAAAATTGCCAGTTTCAGGGTCATAAGACATATATTCACTTACAGATTCTTTAGTAAACAATTTACCAACAAACGAAACTGGTCCTTTAGCTTCATGAACAGATAATCGTTTATCTGTATCGGCGATGATTGCATCCATATCCATTATTGCGCAGGAGCTTCAGGTGTAGAAGGTGTTGTTTCAACTGTAGGCGGTGCTACAACCGCAGGAGTTTCATCAACCTTTACACGGGTAATATCCCCGTGGT